CCTGCCCGGCCTGGCCGCTGGCCTGATCCGCTCTGGCCGCAGCCTGGACGAGGCCCGTGGCACCGTGCTGGACGAGCTGGCCCGCCGTGACGCCGCTGCCGGTGGCCACACCAACGTGCGCGTGGAAACCGTGCGCGATGAGCTGGAGACCCGCATGGCGGGCATTGGCGAGGCCATGCTGGCCCGCGTGGATGCCAGCGCCAAGCTGACCGACAACGGCCGCCAGTACCGTGGCATGTCTCTGCTGGAGGTGGGCCGCGACATGCTGGCCGCCGCCGGCGTGAACACCCGTGGCATGGACAAGATGACCCTTGCCACGCGCATGCTGACCTTCCGCAGCGGTGGCTTGAACACGGTGAGCGATTTCTCGTCGCTCATGTCCAACGTGGCCAACAAGCGCCTGCGCATGGGCTACGAAGAAAACCCGGGCACCTACACCCGCTGGGCCCGCCGCGCGCCCAACGCGCCCGACTTCAAGAGCATCAGCGTGGTGCAGATGTCGGCCATGCCTGACCTGCTGCAGACCAACGAGCACGGCGAGTTCAAGTACGGCACGCTGAAGGATGGCGCTGAAACCTATCAGCTGCTGACCTATGGCCGCATCGTGTCGCTGTCTCGCCAGGCGGTGATCAACGATGACCTGCGCGCCTTTGACCGCATGGTGACTGGCTTTGGCGGCGCTTCTGCCCGCCTGGAAAACCGCATGGTCTACGCCCAGCTGACGGCCAACGCCGCCCTGGCCGATGGCACCGCGCTGTTCCACGCATCGCACGGCAACCTGGGCACCGGCGCTGGCTCTGCCCTGCAGTTCTCGGCGCTGAGCGATGGCCGCAAGGCGATGCGCAAGCAGAAGGGCCTGCAGTCTGAAGAGCTGAACCTGGCCCCGGCCTTCCTGATCGTGCCGACCGATCTGGAGCAGACCGCCTACCAGCTGACCAGCTCGCAGTACGTGCCCGCCACCAAGGCCGAGGTGAACGAGTTCCGCGCTGGTGGCCGCACCGCGCTGGAGCCCATCGTGGAGCCGGTGCTGGATGGCTCCAGCGTTGCGCAGTGGTACCTGGCCGCCAACAGCAGCCAGGTGGACACGGTGGAGTACTGCTACCTCGACGGCGCCGAAGGCCCGGTCATCGAGAGCGAAGTGGGCTTTGAAGTGGACGGCCTGAGCTTCAAGTGCCGCGAAGACTTCGCGACCAAGGTCATCGACCACCGTGGCCTGTACCGCTCCAACGGCTCCTGATCGTGATGGCCCGGCTGCAGTGATGCGGCTGGGCTGAACCGCAACCACCAACCACACACAGAGGTTGTATGAAGAATTTCGTGAACGAGGGTGAAACCGTCACCCTGACGGCGCCTTACGCCGTTTCGTCTGGTGGCGGCCTGCTGGTGGGCTCCATCTTTGGCGTTGCTGCATTCGATGCTGCCAACGGCGCCCAGGTTGAAGCCAAGCCCGAGGGCGTGTTTGACCTGACCGCGCTGAGCACCGATGTGGCCACCCAGGGTGCCAAGGCCTACTGGGACAACACCAACAAGCGCGTGACGGTGACCGCCACCAGCAACACGCTGATCGGCGTGTTCCTGGCTGCCAAGGCCAACGGTGACACCACCGGCCGCATCTACGTGGACGGCGTGATCCGCTGATCTGCACCATGGGCCTGATCTCCGTCCCCACCGACAGCTTTGCCGCCATTGGCGCGCGCATGGGCCAGGCCGTGATGCGGCGCATGGCCAATGCCGTGGCCACGGTGCAAGGCGTGCCGGACCTGGCGGTGCACTTCAGTGAGCACCCGAGCCGGGAGGTGGTGGGCGGGGTGTTGGCCCAGACGCATGCCGTCATGGTGACCATGCTGGCCGCCGACATGCCTGCAGCCACTGACCAGGGCAGCCCTGTGCAGATTGGCGCCCATGCCTGGGTGGTGGCCACGCAGCCCGAGCTGGACGCCCGCACGGGCCTGGTGAGCTTTGCGCTGGAGGTGGCCTGATGTTGGCCCACACCGCGCTGCTGGCCGCCCTGGAAGCGGCGCTGCTGGCCGCCCCGGCGGTGGCTGGGGGTGAGGTGGCCCGCTCGCGCTCAGCGCCCGTGAAGGCCACGGCCGCCCAGGCTGTGCGCCTGCGTTTGCTGGCTGCTGACCCTGAGCCGCTGAGTGGCTACCTGGCCCCGGCCGACTGCACCACCCGCGTGGCCGTGGAGTGCCTGGGTCGCGTGGACTCAACCGGTGATGCCGATGAGGCCGCCGGCCAAGTGCTGCAGGCCGTGCACACGCGCCTGGCGGCCAATGCCGCTGCGCTGGAGGCGGCCGGATTTTCTCTGCAGCTGTACCCGCAGCTGCGCTGGGACCAAGAAGACGCCGATGAGCGCATTGGCGTCGTGATCGCGATCTACACGGTGACCCACCGTGTGCACACGGAAGACCTGTCATGACCACCAAACCCACCCGGATCCTGCCCGATGCAGACGGCCACGAACCCACGCCCCCTGCTGGTGGCCGCTGGGTTCGTGACCTCGATGGCGGCCTGACCCCTGCTGACGCGCAGACGGCCCATGCCGCCGGCCTGGCCTGGGGCGATGAAGCCAATGAGGCCCAGGCCGATGCCGCCGCGCCCGCTGCCACCGCAGTGGGCACCCCCGCCGACACCAGCGCCGAAGGCGCGCAACCGCAGGAGTGAGCCATGTCCGGTTCGATTGACAACACCGTCATCCTGGCCAAGATCGAGACCACCTCTGGCACCGATGCGGCCCCCACGAACACCGCCGACGCGGTGGCCATTCGCGTGGCCAACCTGAGCGTGAAGTACGTGCAGAACTTCGCCGAGCGCGACGTGATGACCGGCACCTTCTCTGCGCCCGACAAGCTGCCGTTCAGCCGCCGTGGCCAGATCTCGTTCAGCGTGGAGCTGTCTGCCTCTGGCACGGCTGGCACCGCCCCGCAGTGGGGCGACCTGGTGATGGCTTGCGGCATGGCCGAGACCATCACGGCGGGCTCTCGCGTGGAGTACACGCCGGTGAGCACCGGCTTCAAGACGCTGACCATGTGGGCCTACATCAACGGCCGCCTGGAGCAGTACAACTTCGCCATGGGCACCTGCAAGCTGAGCATGAAGACGGGCGGCGTGCCGAGCCTGGACTTCAGCTTCCAGGCCCTGGTGACCAGCGTGGGCGTGAGCGCCCCGCCTGTGCCCACTCTGACCGCCTGGAAGCGCGGCCAGGCCGTGGGCACAGCTGCCACCTCCAAGCTGAGCGTGGGCGCGGTGACCTACTCGGCGGGCGCGCTGTCTGGTGGCACCCAGTACAGCTTCGACAGCCTGGACATCGACTTCGCCAACGATGTGCAAGACCTGGCCCTGGTGGGGCAGGAATCCATCGGCATCTACGGCCGCAACCCCACCGGCAAGCTGGTGGTGGACGCCACGGCCACGCAGCACGCCCAGTTCGTGACCGACATGGCCGCCGGCACCACCAGCGCCTTCGGCCTGGTGCACGGCACCACGGCAGGCAGCAAGGTGCTGCTGTACGCACCGGTGGGCGTGCTCACCTCTGCCGAAGACCAGATCAACGGCAAGGTGATGATCTCCAGTCTGGGTATGACGCTGCGTCCCTCTGCTGGCAACGATGACCTGCGGATCGTGTGCCTGTGATGATCAGCCTCAACCCCGCCCCCACCTTCCCGGCTGACGTGGACATCACCGAGCCGGGCGCCACCGACACGCTCAAGGTGGCCTTTGTGTTCAAGCACAAGGGCCGCAAAGAGCTGGATGAGTTCATCAGCCGGCCCGCCAAGGCCAAAGAAGCCGGGCAGGAGCTCAAAGACCCTGAGTACCTGGGCGAGATCGTTGTGGCCTGGCCGGGCGTGGACGCGCCCTTCACGCCCGAGAACTTCGCCACCTTCCTGGAGCAGCGCCCGGCATCGGGCCATGAGATCTACCGCGCGTACCTGCGGGCGCTGACGGAGTCGCGCGTAAAAAACTGAGGCGCGTGGCCCGGGCGCTGATGGGGCGCCCGCCACGCGACGAAACGCACGAAGCGGCCCTGGCCTTTGGCCTGGCGCTGCCAGAGAGCGAAGCGGCCAAGCCGGCGCCCATCCAGTACTGGCCCGGCGATGAAGACGCGGTGATGTTGTTTCAGGCCATGCGCACGCAGTGGCGCACCAGCATGGCCGGCTACGTGGGCCTGGACTACGGCGTGGTGCAGCTGGTGGCAGACCAACTGGGCATAGGCCGCAAGCGACTGAAGCAGGCCTTTGGCCCGCTGCGGGTGATGGAAGACGAGGCGCTGGTCATGTTCGATGAGCAGGCCAAGCGCAGCAAGGACTGAGCAATGGACACGACCGACATCCGCTACAAGATCTCCCTGGAGCCTGGCAACGCGCCGGCCAACGCCAAGGTGGTGGCGGATTCGGTGCGGCAGATCGGCCAGGCTGGCCAGGCCAGCGCGGCCCAGACGGCCGCCGCCATGCGTTCGCTGCCTGCGCAGTTCACCGACGTGGTGACCCAGCTGCAGGGCGGCGCCAGCCCCATGACGATCCTGTTTCAGCAGGGTGGGCAGATCAAAGACCAGTTCGGTGGTGTGCAGGCGGCGCTGGGTGGCGTGGCGAAGTACATGGCCGGCCTGGTGAACCCGGCCACCGTGGCTGCGGCCAGCGTCACTGCTGTGGCCGCCGCCTTCGTGCTGGGCCGGCAGGAGGCAGACAACTACCGCGCCGTGCTGGCGAAGACCGGCAACGCGGCGGGCCTGACCACGGATCAGCTGGCCAGCATGGCCAAGTCGGTGTCGGAGTCTGGTGGCACGCAGGGCAAGGCCGCTGAGGTGCTGACGCAGCTGGTGGAAACCGGCCGCGTGTCCAAAGAGGTGATGGCGCAGAGTGCGGCCGGGATCATCGCGTTTTCGAAGACATCGGGCGTGGCGGTTGACCAGCTGGTCAAGGACATGGCCGAGCTGGGCAAGGCGCCTGCAGACAGCCTGCTGAAGCTCAATGACAGCTACCACTTTCTGACCGCGTCGACCTATGCGCACGTGGTGGCGCTGGAACAGCAGGGCCGCGCCGATGAGGCCGCCCGCGTGGCGCAGCAGGCGTACAGCGACATGCTGACGCAGCGTGGCAGTGCCATGGTGGGCAACCTGGGCCTGGTGGAGCGTGCCTGGGCGGGTGTCTCTGGCACAGCAAAGAGCGCATGGGATGCGATGCTCGGCGTGGGGCGTGAAAAGACGCTGGATAAGAAGCTGGCTGAGGCACGCGACCGGCTGGCGTCCATGCAGCGCATGCGCGCCTTCAACACGGCGCTGTTTGGTTCGTCTGCGAAGTCGGTGCCGGAACAGAGCACAGAGCGCGAGATTGCGGGTCTTGAGCGGCTGAAGCTGTCAGGCCCGGCTCAAGCTGCCAGCCTGGCGGCCTATCAGCGCGTGCAGGAAGAAGCGGCAGCGGGTGAGAAGTACCTGGTGAACCTACGCGCCCAGTACGATGCCAAAACCCGCCTGAAGAATGCAACCGATGCCTACCTTACGGTGGTGCAGAAGCTGCAGTGGGCTGGCATCCAGGTGAGCCAGGAAGAGCAGCAGCGCGATCTGGAGCACATCCGCAAGGCCAACCTGGACAAGGACGCCAAGGCTGAAGAAGAGGCCATGCTGGCCGCCGGCCTGGCCACCAGCCGCGCCGCCAGCGCGGCCCGCATCTCCCTTGCTGAGACCGAGGCCCGGCAGCTGGAGCTCAAGCGCGCAAAGGGCCTGCTGAGCATTCAGGACTATGAGGCCCAGCGCGAGAAGATCGAGGGCGAGAAGATCCGCGCGCGCATCGCGCTGATCGATGCCGAGATTGCCGCTGAAGCCAAGCGCAAGCCCGACGACAAGGCGGGCGAGATCACCCAGCAGGCGAAGCTGACGGACCTGCGCGGCCAGCGCGCCTCAGCAGTGGCTGACCTGGGCCGCCTGCCGCTGTCCACGCAGGCTGCGGCAGAGGCGCGCGCTTTGGCTCAGTCTCAGGCCGATGCCAAAGAGTGGGCGGCCACCTGGCAGCAGGCCAATCAGTTCTCGCAGCAGCTGGCAGACAGCACGGCCACCAGCATGGCTCAGCTCATCACCAACCCGCTGGCCCGGGCCCGCGCTGAGGCTGAGGTGAGCGTGCAGCAACTGGAGCGCAGCAGCGTGGCCATCCGCACGCAGCTGCAAAACCAGATCGACATGCTGCGTGGCCAGGGCCAGGCGGAGATGGCCAACACGCTGCAGCGCCAGCTGGATGACATCGACAAGCGCATGGAGGCGGCCAAGGCCGGCATCCGCGACAAGGCGGGCTCGGGCGTGGTGCAGAACTACCTGAGCAGCAGCATTGGCACCGACCTGTCGGCCGGCTTCGACAAGGCCAGCCAGAGCCTGGGCACTTTCGTGCAGGGCTTCAGCAAGCTGGTGGATGAGCAGGTGGCCTATGGCGATGCGAAGAAGGCCGCTGCAGGCGATGCTGCCAAGCTGGCCCAGATCGAAGACCACCATGCGCGGGCGCAGCTCAACAGCTACGCCGCGCTGGCCGGCGCCGCCCGGGGCTTCATGGGTGAGCGCACCGCCGGGTACAAGCTGCTGACCGAAGCCGAGCGTGCATTCCGGCTGTTTGAGCTGGGCCAGGCGGTGGCCTCTGCAGCCACGAAGATCGGCCTGCAGGAAGCTGAGGTGGGTGCCAAGGTGGCCGGTGACGGTGCCAAGGCGGCCAGTGAGTCTGGCTACACCTTGCTGTCTCTGGCGCAATCTGGCGCGCGCACGGCGGCGTCTGCTGTGGAGGCCGCAGTGTCCAGCATGGCTGGCTTGCCCTTCCCTCTCAACCTGGCGGCGCTGGCGGCCACTGTGGCCGCGCTGGGCGCCCTGGGCGTGTCGGTGTTTGGTGGCGGTGGTGGCAGCGGTGGCTTCGCGGCCACGAACTCGGGCACGGGCACGGTGCTGGGCGATTCGGGCAAGGCCAGCGAATCCATTGCCAAGGGCATTGAGGCGCTGAAGCAGGTGGATACCGCCACCATGCGGTACTCGGCGCAGATGCTGGTCAGCCTACAGAGCATTGACAGTGGCATCGCGTCCATGGCGGCCGGGCTGGTGCAGTCGGGTGCGTTGAGCGCGGCCACGGCGGGTGTGTCCACGGGCTACCGCAGCAGCGACCTGGGCGGGGCCTTGGGCTGGGCTGCCCGTGGGGCCATGGGCTCGCTCATGCCGTTTGGCTTCAGTGAGCTGACGGGCTTGGGTGGCGTGATCCAGGGTCTGGTCGGCGGGCTGTTCGGCTCGAAGACGTCGATTCAAGGCCAAGGCATCTCAGCTGGCGGGCAATCGGTGGCGCAGATCTTGGCCGGTGGGTTCGATGCCAACTACTACGCCGACATCGAGACCAAGAAGAAGTTTTTGGGCGTCACGACGTCGACCGACCGATACACCCAGTACACGGCGGCAGATGCCGGTTTTGAGAGCCAGGTCACCAAGCTGGTGGCCAACTACGCCCAGGTGCTCAAAAGCGCCGCAGGGCCTCTGGGCGTGGGTCTGCAGACGGTGACCGATCGGGTCAGTCAGTTCGTGGTGGACATCGGCCGCGTGGATCTGCAAGGCCTGAGCGGTGACCAGATCAAGGAAAAGCTGTCCGGCGTGTTCTCTGCGGTGGGTGACCAGCTGGCTGCATCGGCCCTGGGCGGCTTTACCGACTTCCAGCGCGTGGGGGAGGGTTACCTTGAGACCGTGGTGCGCGTGGCCTCGGGCACGGAGGAGGCGCAGTCGGCGCTGCGCCACCTGGGCGTCACGGCAGTGAGCCTGGCCAGCCTGGTGGACAAGCAGGCCGATGTGGGTGCTGAGCAGGTCAAGGCTTCGCTGTTGGCTGCCGAGGCTGCATCAGCTGGCATGACCTCGATCATCAGCACGCTGACCGGATCTGCTACCGAGCTGGCGCAGACCTACCAATCTCTGACCGATGTGCGCACCTCCCTGCGATTGCTGGGCCTGGACGGCCAGGCGGTGAGCTTTGCTCTGGTGGATGGGGCCGGCAGCTTGCAGACGCTGTCCGACGGCCTGGCGGCGTTCGTGGGTGGCTTCCTGAGCGACTCTGACCAGATCAAGTACAAGGCCGGCCAGATGTCGGCTGAGTTCGCCAAGCTGGGCCTGGCGTTGCCCGCCACAGCGGCGGACTACGTGAATTTGGTGAACGGCATCGACACCAGCACGGAAGCCGGTCAGCGGCTGCTGGGTGGTGTGCTGAGCCTGTCGCAGGGGTTCTCTGACCTGGTGAGCTCAATCTCTGCAGTGGGCTCTGGCATCGAGGACGAGATCAAGCGCATTCAGGGCTTGTCGGTGACCAGTGGCAGCTATGCCGAGATCGCGGCGCAATTTGCCACCAGCACGGCTCAGGCCCGGGCTGGTGATGCGCAGGCTGCCAAGGATCTGCCGTCGATCAGCCAGGCCCTGCTCAAGGCCGCGCAGGACAACTCAAGCACCCTGGCCGATTACCAGTCTGTGCAGTTCCAGACCCTGAGCAGTTTGAAGGACACCCTGGCGCTGCTGAACCAGACGGGCCTCTATACCGGGTCCACATCGACCAAGAGTGATGTGGTCACCTCTGCGGAGAAAACCACCTCCTCCGTGGATGAAATGAAGGCGGCCGTGGTGGCAGCCATCAATTCTCAAACTGTGTCGGTGAATGACACAGTGGCAGTTTTGAAGAAATTGACAAACTTGCTTTCGAGCGTATCGAACGAAGGCGACTCAATGAATGTGAGGGTACTGGTATGAGGGCTATTGTTCCTGTTGACGTGTTTGATGGTTCGCTCACTTCTTCAAGTGGGCTAATGCGCGCGTTTCTGCAGAGCTCAACCTATGCAGATAATCGCCTGTACTCTGACCCTTATGGGACAACATATGCGTATTTCAGTTCCAGCACTGCATACACAGCGGGGCAGATGGTTGTAGGGACTGGCCGTAAAGGCATATACAAGAAGCTGACCGCATCTGGGGCGTCTGCAACAGCACCTGAATCTGACCCTGTGAATTGGCAATTCGTCGGGAGTACATATCGATGGGCAGTATTTGACCGATCCACATCCAGAAGCAACTTGGACTCTGGAAATATTGTCATCGGGCCATTCAACACTTCTGGCGTGATGAATAGGGTCATGATATTGGACTCAACTCATGATTCCATAAAGATTGAGGGAGTCCGGGTTACTGTGCCTGGCGGTGTCGCAACTGTGCTGTGGACGGTCAATGTGGCGGCCGCCAGTAGTGGAGCCGTATTCAACTCAGATGGCGGGCTGCGTTCGCAAATCATCACAATACCAAATGTAGGGTACACATTCGATGCCCTTGGATATCGTGATTGCGTGAAAATAACATTCAACTCGGCCGGCGCAATATCAGAGATATTGATGGGTTATGAACTGGACTTTGGCAAAACAAAGAAGGGTTACGACACATCAATAACTGATTACTCAAAGAAAACTGTTGACGATTATGGTCAGGTGACTGTCGTAAAGCGCGGATTTTCGTCAAAGATGAATATATCAACATATCTTGACACGGATGCTCAGGCTGAGTTGTGCGTCAAGAATTTGAAGCTTTTCAGGTCGCAGTTGTTGGGATGGTCTGGTGATGATTCCAGACCTTCAACACACGTTCTGGGGTATTGCAAAGACTGGACCTGCCGGACCGATGATGCCGGTCAGAACTTGCTGCAAATGAGCATTGAAGGGGTGGTGTGATGGATTCCCCTGGTAAATCAGGGGTGGCTGCTGCCTTGCTGGCCGTGGCGTCATCCCTGGCGGACCAGTACGGCGCGGTGATCTTCTTCGCGCTGGCTGGTTCCATGTGCGCGCTGGCCAGCGCCAACACGCCCACCCGCTGGGACGGCGCCAAGCTGCTGGCCCGGTTGGTGGTCACGGCGGCCGCGCTCACCGGCGTGGTGGCCTGGCTGCTGGAGCAGCACGCGGGGTTGCCTGCGTCGAAGGGTGCGGTCCCGGTGGCCTTCCTGATCGGCTACGTGGGGGATCGTTGGAGCGAGATCCGCGATGCAGTGGTGAAGCGGTGTGTCTCGATCATCGGAGGTGGGCAGTGATCAGCGTGTACGTCAATTTCGTGTTGTGCGGGGCCTTGTTCTGGACCTGCTTTTGCCGTGTGGTGCGCACCAATGGGGACACCCATCTGCCGGTGCGCACCGCGTTTGTGGTGCTGGCCATGGTGGCCATTGCCGTGGCCGTGGGGCCGTTTGGCTGGCTGGCGCCATGCATGCCGGTGCAGCGGCCCAGCGCGGGCCAGCTGGCCCTGGAGGGCGCCATGCTGCTGGTGCAGGGCCTGACGGCCAGGTACTGGAAGGATGGGGTGCCATGCCACTTTCAACGCCAAGGGGAGCGAGCATGATCGGTGGGCTGATTTCGTTGTTCGGGGGCACGGCATTTCGCTGGCTCATGGGTGAGGCGCTGGGCCTGTTCAAGGCTCACCAGGACCACAGTCACGAGATGGCCATGGTGCGCCTCAACATGGAGATGGAGCAGCAGCGCTCAGAGCTGCGCAAGGCTGAGGTGCAAGCCGCAGCCGACGCTGGCATCAAGATCGTGGAGGCGCAGGCCGAGGCGGCGCACCAGGGCTTGATGGATCAGGCCTGGCTGTCTGCGGTGCAGGGCATCGACAAGCCCAGCGGCATCGGGTGGATCGATGGCTTCAACAAGCTGATCCGGCCGGAGCTGGCGCAGGTGTCCATCCTGCTGCTGGCCGGGCATGCCATCTGGCCGAACGTCGTGCACCTGGAAGGCGTCGTGCTGGAGGTGGTCTGCGGCGTGCTGGGTCTGTTCATCGGCGGGCGCATCCAGTCGACGGGGCGGTGATGCTTTCAGCGGCGCAAATCGACCGCGCGGTGCAGCTGGTGCTGCTCATGCTGGAGCACTTCGAGGGCCTGCGCCTGCGGCCTTACCTTTGCCCTGCCGGCGTGTGGACCATCGGGCTGGGCACCACCCGGTACCCGGACGGGCGCCGCGTGCGGCCCACGGACCGCGCCATCACGCGTGATGAGGCTTACGTGATCGCCCGGTGGCAAGTGCGCCGGGATTACCTGCCAGCGGCGCTGGCCGCATGTCCCGGCATCGATGGGCCTGGCCGCCTGGCTGCCGTGGTGGACTTTGCCTACAACCTGGGCGCGGCCGCGCTGCGTGGATCCACGATGCGCCGCCGCATCAACGCAGGGCGGTGGGACCAGGTGCCGGCCGAGATGATGAGGTGGACGCGCGCCGGTGGCGTAGTGCTGCGTGGCCTGGTGCGGCGCCGTGCCGCTGAGGTGGCGTTGCTGTAGTTGCTGAGTTGCTTGTGAGCGGGGTGGCCTTCGGGCCATTGGCCCCACCTGGTGTGAGTCCGGTGGGGCCTTTTTTGGGCGCTACTCGCCGGCCGGGATCAGCACCCAGGATTGGGCGAACTGCTGCCCGCCGCTGACCGGGTTGGGGCACTCATAGCCGCCCATTACCCAGTAGCCATGGCGCGCGTGGAGCAGCACCGCATCGAGCAGCGGGGCCAGGCCCGGCACCTCCTGGCCATCCTCCTTCAGGAGGCGTGCTGTACGCACATGGCGGTTGAGGTTGGCGTGGAACTCATCGCGCACCTCGAGGTGGCCGGTGAAAACGCCATGGGCCTGGACGGCGTGGCGCATCAGCTGGCGGCCTTCGCGGCGGGTTCTGGTGACTTCGAACAGCATGCCGCCTTTGTACTGGATAAATCAACAGTAGAAAAGCGGAATCGGGCCGCTGGCGTAGCTTTTTCGGCGTGGCTTCCTGCGTAGGTTTCAGGAATCAGCCACCGTCATGCTAGGGAAACAGCCCGATGCATCATCGGGGTATGGTTGGAAATGGCAGCTTGCGCAAGCTGTTGATTTTCCATGGCTGAGCCGCTTTTTTCCTTTGACATCAATCACTTGCAGTTGTGTGGCCGCTGCGCTTGCTTGGCGTTTGCATTCGCGTGCATTCACCTGCTTTTGGGGTTTTGGCGTAGGATTTGCACCCTGCCAGTTTGAAAACCTACGCAGCCCACCGCGACACCAGGGGCCGCGCTCAGAAAGCTACGCTGCATGTTCGACGCTCGCAAAGCCAAGCTGCTACAGCCGGGGCAGCACCTTACCATCGATGAGGCGCCTGGCCTGCGCCTGGAGGCCTCCCAGACCGTCAGGGCCTGGATCTACCGATACCGGTCCCCGGTGGATGGCCGGATGCGTCAGGTGCGCATTGGGCGGTGGCCAGCGCTGGGCTATCAAGCCGCATGGGTGGCCTGGAATGAGCTGCGTGAGCGGCGTGACCGTGGTGAAGATCCGGCCCAGCAGAAGCGGCAAGCACGGCAGGCTGAGGTGGCCGTGTTGGTCCAGGCCAAGGCGGAGGCCAAGGCGGCCGCCTACCTGGTGCGCCATCTCTGTGCAGACTACGTGGGCAGCCTCCAGCACCGGCGCAAGGCCAAGGGCTGGAAGGAGGTGGAGCGCATCTTTGACACCATGCTGGGCGATCTGGCCGACATGCAGCCCACGGCCGTGACGCGTGCCGTGGCCTATGCCGCCATCGAGGCGCACGCTGCCACGCCGGTGCAGGCGTCCAAGCTGCGCCTGGAGCTGGGCGGGGCCTGGGACTATGGCCTGGACAGCGGCAAGCTGCCAGAGGACACGCCGAACTGGTGGCGGCAGATCTTGCGTGGCAAGCTGCGGACCAAGGGCAAGACCATCGTGGGCAAGCCTGCGCCGATCAAGCGCGTGCTGTCGGCGCATGAGCTGGGGCAGCTGGTGGCGTGGCTGCCGAACTTCCCGCGCATGACGGGTGACGCGGTGACGCTGTACCTCTGGACGATGACCCGGGGCGCTGAGATCGTGGCCATGCATGCCAGCGAGATCCATGACGAGGGTCCTGCAGGGCTGTGGTGGCAGATCCCCAAGGCGAAGACGAAGAATGCCCGCATTGAGCAGGCCACCGACCTGCGGGTGCCGCTGGTGGGGCGTGCCGCTGAGGTGGTGCGGCGGCGCCTGGCTGCTCCTGGGCCTGATGGGCACCTGTTCCACTCGGCCCGCGCTGCCAAGGGCTACATGGACCAGAAGGCCGTTGGGGTCTCAGTGTGGTCCCGCATGCCCTATTCGGAGACGCAGCCCGAGTACATCCGTGCGCGGTTGCCGGTGACGCATTGGGCGCCGCATGACCTGAGGCGCTCTTGTCGCACGCTGCTGGCCTCGATGGGCTGCCCGTCAGAGGTTGGTGAGGCGTTGCTGGGGCACGTGCAGCCTGGCATTGAGGCGGTCTACAACCTGCACAGCTACGATGCTGAGCGGCTGGTCTGGCTCACGAAGCTCAGCGCGAAGCTGGAGGAGTTGGCGGCAGGTAGTACGGGCACTCAAACGTGATGATCACTGGCGGGGCCATGTGGCTCACGCCTGGGTGATTCGTGGCCGGTGCGGTGCGGCGCAGGCAGTCTTCGCAGCCCTCGCGCCAGCCTTCGGCGTCAGATCCTGAGCCAGCGCAGCGGGTGATGTCGGCAGGCAGTGGTGTGGGTGCTTGGACCGGCATGCTCATTCTTTCGGGGGTTTCAGCTTGTGCGCCTTGATCAGCGCCGCTTCGATGGTTTCGCCCTTGCCTTCCGGCTGAGCTTCCAGCCAGTCGACCAGCCAGCGCGGCAACCGGAAATTGCACTGCTCGCGCTTTAGGTGGTCGGGGGTCGCTGGGCGCCCCCGCTTCTGCTCGGGGGCTGCGCTCATTCCTCGTCGGCCTCTTCGGTCACGGTGAAGTCGCCTTCGTCCAGGAAGATCACCGAAGGGTTGCCGCTGTTGGTGTATTGGCCGCGCAGCTCGTAGTGCGGGCTGGTGCCTTCGGCCACGCCGTCTTCGAAAGAGCGCAGGGCTTCCAGCGTCACGGCGGTCAGGTCGATGTTGCTGCGGGCCGTGGCGCTGAACCAGGCGTTGAACTTGGCGGTGCCTTGGTCGGTCAGTTCGAAGTTGGTGATCATGGTGCTCTCCTTGGTTGCTGGCTTCGCGTTGTGCGCCGCCGATGGAATAAATGTAAAACAACAAAGCAAGCAGCACAAGGGGTTCTGCAAGATTTATTCGTAAAACAACAATCCGCCTAACTCGTTGGTCAAGCGGACGCCTTCGGCGCCGCTTGCCGCCAGGGTTAGGCCTCAGACGCGCGCCGGGTCACGTGGGCGGGCTGGAGCATCGCGCGGGCCGCCTGTCTGCTTTGAGCCCACAGGCTGCAACTTCGGCTTCGTCACTTCCAGCTGGAAGTCGTCAAACGTCTGCGTCTCCTGTGGTTTGCCGTCTTTGTCCAGCGCCTTCGGCTGCAGCGTCATGCGCCAGCACCCGTTCAGCCACTCAGTTCGTGCCACGCAGACACCTGTGAAGCCGCTCACTGTGTCGCGGGCTTCGTCGCCGAGTTGCACATTCACTTTGGTCATCGTCATTCTCCTGTTGTGCCCCTTGGGGCGGTTGGTTGTGTGTTGGTCATGGCTGGTCGGGCGGTGAAAACTCCCACGGGCACGGCGGCAGGCCCTGGCCTGTGGCCTCTTCCAGGCGGCGCGTCAGCACGCGCAGGGCGAACCAGCCGTGGCAGATATCGCGCTGGCCTGGCAGATTCTTGTGGCAGATAAACGGCACGCCCTCGCTGACGGCCTTGAGCACATCGCTTTGGGTCTGCGCACATCCATTCGGGACGGTGCCCAGGCGGAAGGCGCAGCTCTTGCACTTGGTGTCGGGCTCACCCTCGGCGGCCAGGCTGGCGCACATGCGGTCGGCCAGCTTGGCCATGGTGGCGCCCATCTGCTTGCCCAGCGGGCTCACGCGGCGGTGGTCTTTGGTGGGGTCCATGATGACGTCAGGCGGTAGCCAGTTCGTGGTTGCGGGGCACGCGGAAGCCTGCCGCCCGTGCGTGCCCTCCCCCACCATACTGCGCGGCGATCTCGGACACATCCAGCCCTTCATCCGCTGACCGCAGGCTGAACACACGGTGCTCTGCCGTGTCCCAGTAGCAGGCGGCGAACGGCTCGCCCTGGGCCATCAGGGCGCCTGCATCGCTGGACATGGTGTAGGGCAGGCTTGCCGCCGGCACGTCATGCCCGCCAATGACCAGGCGGCGCTTGCACACCGTCACCAGCTCGGCCACGTCCTTGTGGTGCTTGCGCTCGATGGCGGCGCCAGCTGCGGTCATCTGCAGCAGCTGCACTTGGTCAGCGGACATCAGCTTGTCCCACTTCTCAAAGGTGTAGGCGTGCGAGAAGACAAAGGCCTGGATCTCGCGGGTGCCGGGCAGCTTGAAGCGCCACAGGTCGCGGTCTTCCACGTGGCCCAGCAGCAGCGGGCGGGGCTGATCAGGAAAAAGGAAGTCCCAGGCCAGGGTGGCGCCGCTGCGGTTGAGGTCCGTCAGCATGCTGAACTTGTCGCTGGTCACGCTGGCCAGGTCTTCGATGGACGTCTTGTGGTGGTCGATCAGCACGATGTGCGCGGCGGTGTCCAGCATCTTCAGCACGGTGTCGCGCTTGTAGCTGAAGTCCACCAGGTAGACGCAGCGGCCGGTCACGTCAGGCGGCTCCTGGCCATAGACGCCGGGATGGAAGTCGCAGGCGTGGCCGTATTTGTGCCAGAAGCACCAGGCGGCGCTGAAGCCATCGGCGCAGTTGGCGTGGTAGATCACCAGGGGTTTGCTCATGTCGGGGTCTTTCTGAAGGCTTTGGTGAAGGTGGCGTTGACGCAGTGCCCACGGGCCAGCAAGGCCTGGGCGATCTGCACCTGCGCGGTGTGGCTGTGTGAGGCTTGCCGCACCAGGCCCAGGTAGCTGTTGCCGGCGGCAAAGACGTCCTCGGCTGGCATGTCGGCCAGGCGGCGCAGCGCGGTGCGCAGGGTGCGTGGCCTGGTGGTGCGGCGCCAGGGCTTGAGCACGTGGCCCACGAAGTCGATGCCGTGATCGACCCGCTGCAGGATGGTCTTGCTGGGGTTGAGCTGCAGCCCCAGCCTGGCGGGCAGCATGGCGGTGATGTCGGCCAGGGCATGGTTGAGCCACTGGGGTGACTGGTGCACCAGCACAAAGTCGTCGACGTAGCGCACGTAATGCGGGGCGCGCAACCGGTGTTTGACGTGCTGGTCCAGCACGTCCAGCAGCACGTTGGCAAAGAACTGACTGGACAGGTTGCCGATGGGCAGGCCCTGGTCGGCCGGCGCGTTGAACAGGCTCTTGTGCGGCGGCACCAGGCTCAGCAGGTCTGTGCGGCCGCGCACCTCTACGTCGTGGCGCGGGTCGTGCATCAGCACGCGCTCGGTGAGGTCCAGCCACCAGGGCTCGGTCACGCGCTTGGCCAGCAGCTGCAGCACCACCGGCTTGCGGATGCTGACGAAGAAATTGGCCAGGTCGCACTTGAGGTAGTGGGCGGGCTGGCTCCAGTTCTGGGTGGCGCTGCGCACCTGGTGCTCCAGGCGCTTGGCGGCGTAAAGCGTGCCACGGCCTGGAATGCATGCGCAGCTGTCGGCGGTGAAGCTGGCATAGAACCTGGGCGAGATGTGCCGGTACAGCAGGTGGTGCACGATGCGGTCGCGGAATTCAGCGGCCCAGACCTCGCGGGGCTTGGGCCTGGTGATCACAAAGCAGATCGAGCGGCCAGGGCTGTAGATGCCGCTGGCCAGCTCGTCGTGCAGGTCGCACAGGTTGCGCTCCAGGTTGGCCTCGAAGGCCAGGGCGCTGGCGCTGTTGCGCTTGGTGCGGCGGCAGTCCAGGTAGGCTGCCACCAGTTCTTCGAACAGGGTTGAATCTGCGGACGGCTCGGGCGCGGAGCTCAGCGCTCTTGTTGTTGTTGTTCTGGTTGCCGTTGTTGAAGTTCTGATACCAGGCGTTGTTGTCCGAGTACTGCGTCGGTGCGCGCTTTCTACGTCGCCCTGGCGAAGGCCGTGGCCGATCACCGGGGAAACTGCACCAGGCCGGGCCCGGACGTGGCCGGCGGTCTCTGTGGCGTGCATGTCGGTGCCCTCGTGAGGCAGCGGCGCGACCAGATTCAAGATAGGCGCGGGCATGAGAGCCTTGACTGTCATGCTGCAGGCCCCGTGTTCGTGGTCTTCCTGATCCATCCATTGGCCTGCTTGCCGATGCTGTCCAGCAGCTGCGTGGCCTTGGCCCACAGCGCCATGGAGATGTCGCGGCGGTCAAAGCACACCCGCAGCAGCACCTGCACGGCGCGCTGGTGTGTGAGCAGCTGGCGGATGTGCTTGGCGCGCTCTTCGGCCTTGGTCGCGTTGGCCAGGGCCATCAGGTCAAGCATCTCGACGCAGTGGGTGGCAACCTTGTCGCCCATGGTGCGCTTGACGCCGCGTGGCATGTTCATCTGCGCGTCGACGGCGAGCGACATCAGCTGGACGCCGGTGCGGTAGATGGGCAGGTCAGTGTGGATGGCCATGTTTCAAAGGATCAAAGGATCAAGCGGCGAATCTGCGGACGGCTCGGGCGCGGAGCTCAGCGCTCTTGTCGTAGCCGTGCTGGCAGCCGTAGCGGAAGTTCTGATACCAGGCGTCGTCGTCCGAGGACTGCTCACTCGACCAGTAGCCGCGGGCCTCGAAGGAGCCCTTGAGGTTGGCGAACAGCAGCGCCTGCTCGCGGCGGGTGGGCAGTTCGCCGCCAGCCTTCGAAGCCCACTCGATGGCGTCGGGCCAGTCGATGTCTTCGGCCTGGCCGGGCAACAGCACCAGGTGGTGGCTCGGCGTGCCGTCTTCATTCAGGACCAGGCCCGCGTAGCGCTCACCCTTGGCTAGGGTGAGGTCAAAGCCCGTCAGGCTGTAGGTGGTGGGCAGGTCTGCCTCCAGCTTGCTGATCAGCTCGCCCAGCTTGGCGTGCAGGTCACGCGCAGCAGGCAGGGCCAAACTGTTAACGCTCAGGGGGATGGTTATGTCTTCGGCGGGCATGTGCGTCGCTCCAGGGTTGAAGGATTGAAGGATCAAGCGTCGATCTGAATCAAGCGGACGGCTCGGGCGCGGAGCTCAGCGCTCTTGCCGCCGTAGTCCTGGCTGCCGTAGCAGAAGTTCAGATACCAGGCGTTGACGTCCGAGTACTGCGTGCTCGACCAGTACAGGCTGTCTTCGAACGCTTCGGCGTTGCCCGCCTGGAAGGCCTCGGCCGTCGTCTGCAGCACGGGCTGGATGGCGTAGGGGAAACCGGCCGGCACGCTGCTGGGGTTGTCGCCGTCGCGGAAGTAGCCGCCGGTTTCCTCGGTGGTGGGCTTGAGATGGCGATAGGCCAGCTCCAGCACGTCACGGGCGGGCAGCACCCAGTCGGTGAAGCCGCCGATGGTCAGGCCCGTGGCCCACTTGGCCAGTTCGCTGCCAGCCTCGGCCATGGCCAGGGTGTTGGTCACGCTGTCAAAGGTGATGCGGGCGGCAGGCACATCGGTGTAGGTGGGCAGCCAGGCGCCCTTCGTCTCGCCTTCGGCCTTCGGGGCCCAGATGACAGCCAGCAGCGCGGCGCCGTGGCGGATCACGCCGCCGAAGTGGCCGCCATGTTCAGGCAGGTGGGTGCCGATGCTCGGGGTGTTGTTCAGGTTCATGGTGATGATGAATGTGATGTGCGGCCAGTGGTGCGGGTGGCCGCGCCCCGCAAGGTGTCTTGGTTGGTCGGTTGATCAGGCCGCCGCAGTCACGCGGCCCGACTGCACGGCGCTGTGGATGAACGATGGCGCCGAAGCCTCGAAGCGGGTCTTGAAGCCCGGGCAGGCCGTGAACTTCGTCTGCGGCGTGAACACCACTTCAGCGTCTTTGCGGAAGGCCTGCGCCTTGTTGGCGGCCCTGGCTGCCGGCGGCTGCTCCACCTTGCGGTTGCGGTCGTAGCCGGACTCGGCCTGGGCGCGCTCGGCGGCGGCCCGGTCGGTGAAGTAGCGTGTGTGCTTGTGCGCCAGCTGGGCGCGGAACAGCAGGCCCTCACCCATCAGGTCATGACAGCGGGCGGCGAAATAGGCGCTCTTGAACTCGGGCAGGTCTGACGAATGCGCGCCTTTGGCGCGGGCGGCAAGCTCCAGGATCTGGGTGCGGGCGGTCACGTGCTTGGTCATGGTTGGTCCTCTGTGGTTGCTGGTGCGCGGAGATCCACGCCTTGGGGCTTGTCGGCCCATGCGGTCACGGGCCAGCTGAAGGGGGCGCCACGGGTGTCGTCAATCCAGTGCTGGCCGTCCCAGTGGCCGTCCCACACTTCCAGGCTGCCCTCCACGTCGATACTCACCAGCACGCTGGTGTCGGCGTCGGGGTGTTGGCCCGGTGGGTTGAAGTTGAGGGTGATGGTGGTCATGGCTGGCGGTGGTGCAGGTGGTTGAACATGCGGCGCACGGCGTAGCCACGGGCGATGCTGGCCACCGTGAAGATCACGGTGATGCCGGCGTTCTGGCCCAGGGTGAAGCTGTGCCCAAACAGCGGGTAGACGGCCAGAGACAGCAGCACGGAGAGCACGAAGCCGATGGCTGTGCCCACGCAGGTCTCGATCAGGGAATGACGGCGGGTCTGGCTCATGCGAACAGGCTCAGCTGGTTGATCTGGGGTGATGCTTTGGGAGCGGGCTGCCCGCTTCTGTCCGTGGCGGTGAAGTGCTTGAAGGGCTGGCCGGATGGGTTGCACAGGTTGAACTGCACGCCGGGTGCCTCCCACCAGTTGGCGTAGCGGCCGCACTGTTCACGCCGCGCGCACACGGCGTTCAGGTGGCTGGACTCCAGGCCGGCGCAGAGTGCGGGCTTGGTGCTCACGCTGCAACCTCCAGCGCCTGGCGCTCGTCGTAGTTGGCTGCAGCTATGGCGCGGGCCATCGGTGGTGGCACGCTGTTGCCGCACATCCGCACCTGGGCCGTCTTGGTCATCGGGCGGCCATCGGCGCCGCGGTCGATGATGTAGCTGTCAGGGAAGCCCTGGGCCCGGTAGAGCTCGCGCGGGGCCAGCATGCGCAGGCCGATGTCCACGATGGCGTAGGCCTCGCCCTTGACCATCACCAGGCCGAATCGGTCCTTGGTGGTGATGGTGTGCAGCGGGCCCAGCAGCTGCGGGTCTTGGTCGCTGCCGTAGTACTTGATCAGGAAGGCGCGCACCTCGGCGTGGTGCAGGCCCTGCGCGCTCACCGTGTGCACTGGCTCATTGCTGCCGCTGCCCACGTTGTCGCCGCGCAGCTTGACCAGGTTGCTGGTCACCAGGCCGGCCGGCACACCGCTGGCCGTGATGGTGTTGATCGGTTGGGCCACGTCGCGGATGCCGTGGCTGAAGCGGGCCTTGCCGTCCTTGCCTTCCCCATGGCCCATGTGCACCAGGTTGGCGGTGACCAGGCTGTGATGGTCGACCGTGGTCACGGTGCCGGTGGGCTTGTCGATCGCCTGGCCCACAACGCCGCCGTAGTGCTTGGCCAGCATGGCGGTCACCAGGGCGTGCTTCTGGCCGCCCACCACGGTGCCCAGGGGCTTGTCCAGGCCGGGCGCGCGCGGGGCCTGCCCTGGGCGCTCGCCATAGCCGGTTTGCACCAGCGTGGGTGAGCACAGCGCGAAGCTGCCGCCCTCGGGCGTGGCCGTGACGGTGCGCAGCGGCTTGCCCAGGGGGTCCAGGCCATCGCGTGAGCGGTTGGCGAACTCCACGATGAAGGGCTCGGCCGCGTCGATCACATAGCGCTGGATACCCTTGGCGATGCGGCGCATGGTGGCCTCTGCCAGGGGGCGCTCGCGCTCGAAAATGCTGGGCGCCGGGATGCTCCAGTCAATGCAATCCGCAGCGGTGCGCCAGGGCTGCAGCTTGCGCTGCTTCACGGGCAGGCTGTCAGGGGCGCCATGGGTGGGCGTGGGCCAGACGATGGGCAGGCCGTCGCGGCGGGCCACCAGAAACAGGCGCTTGCGGATTGTGGGCGTGCCGTAGTCGCAGGCGCGCAGCTCGCGCCACTCGACGGCATAGCCCAGGTTGCGCAGCTGGGCCACCCAGCGGCGGAAGGTGGCGCCCTTGCGCTCTGGGCACGGCTGGCCGTCTTCGTTGAGCGGGCCCCAGTGCTGGAACTCTTCGACGTTTTCCAGGCAGATCACCCGGGGCTGCACCTCGCGGGCCCAGCGGCACACCACCCAGGCCAGGCCACGGCGGCGGCGGGCCTTGTTGCGGTCGCGGTAGGGCTTGCCGCCCCGGGCCTTGCTGTGGAAGGTGCAGTCCGGGCTGGCCCACAGCAGGCCCACGGGCTGGCCGCCGGTCACGGTCACCGGGTCCACCTCGAAGACGTCAGACACGAAGTGCTGGGTTTGAGGGTGGTTGGCCTGGTGCAGGCTCACTGCCTCGGGGTCATGGTTGACGGCGATGTCAACGTGGCGGCCAATGGCTTGCTCGATGCCAGTGCTGGCGCCACCGCCGCCGGCGAACAGGTCCACCACCAGTTCGTGGGCGATGGGCAGAAGGAATTGGGGCTGCAGCATGTCAAAACTCCCACATGAGGTGAATGCCGCCAGCCCGGTGGTGTTGTGCTGGGAATGCCGCCACGCGCAACCCACCTGGCAGGCCGATGGATGGCACGGCGATGGGCTGCGGCTTGCCGTAGCCGGTGGCCACGGCGGTGGTGATATCCACCGGGCCCACGCTCACCGTGTAGCCGGCATAGACGGTGGGGCGGCTCTCGCTGTTGAGGTAGGTGCCGGCGGTGTAGCCGCTGCAATTGGCCCAGGCGCCAGGGTTGACGCTTCGCAGGTGCTTCTTGGTGCGCTGCACTGGGGGTGCCGCCGGCGGCCCTTCAGCGATCACCATGTACACCTGAAAGCTGTTGACAAGGTCGCGCCACTGCGGGTGCTCAGGTGGCCGGGGCGCGTCCTCATAGCTGTTGCCCATGTGGTGCGTGGCCAGGTGCAGGCCGAAGCTGCAGGCCTGGGCCGGCTCCATGGCTGCCGTGAACATGGCGGCGAACAGGGCCATGGCGATACGCGTCATGCCTTGACCCTCCAGCCCCACAGGATGGTGTTGCCACCGCTGCGGCTGTCGTCGTAGCGGTCAATCGGGCGCCAGCCGCAGGCCTCCAGCACGGCGTGCTGGCGCCGGTTGTCGCCGGCAGTGGTGCACTGGGCGTAGTTGTAGCCAAGCTCGGCCAGGATGCGGTTTTGCTCCTGCTTGAGCTTCTTAGCAAAGCCCTGGCCGCGCATGTGCGCGTGGACGAAAAACGAATGGCAGTGCGCAACCTGAGGCTGATTTGGTATGGCCTCGATGCAGAAGGCGCCGAAGGGGAATGCGAAGCGGCTCACGCTGCCTCCGTGGTTGTGTTGCAGTTGGCGGCGCCAGCGCGGGCTGCGCGGCGGGCGCGGGCCTCGGCGGTGCCGCCCTTGCCTGCGTTGGGTGGTGGCGGCAGGTCGGCCACCGGCCGCGACTCGCACCACTCGTTGATCTCGCGCCGAAGCCAGCGGCTGCTGGCCTTCGACACCTGCCGTGGGCGCGGCGCATCGCCTGCATTGATCAGGGCCCACCAGGTGGTCAGGCCCAGCTGCACGGCGTGCAGTACCTGCTCGGTGTCCATGTAGATCGATGGTTCGTGAATGCGTGGTGAGGTGCCGGCCATGACGGTGCTCAACAGATCAAGGGTGGTGCGGTGCGGGTATGGGTGGCGCGTGATCAGCGGCAGGCGCCGGTCAGCAGGGGCATGCCGCCAATGCCTTCGCGCACCTTCTGGATCAGCTCCTTCGCTGCGGCTTCGTGAGAGCGATCCGGGCGGATCAGCTCGTACCAGAAGCTCACCTTGCCCTGGCTGGTGCGGTACTTCAGGCGGGCGTCGATGACGTAGCCTGGGCCGGCCCAAAACACAGGGATGCCGATCGTGAAGCGCTCAAACAGCCGCATGTGCTGGATGGTCTTCTCGTCTTCGGCCTCGATGTATTCCAGGCGCACGCTGCCGTCTTGCAGGCGCTGGGTGCTGCGCATGCGCTTCTCACTGCTGCTCTCGAAGTTGGCCGCCATCTGCATCATGTCGCTGCTGCTGGGGCGGCCTTCCTTGGCTGTGATGTCCAGTTCCTGGCGCTCCAGGAAGGCGGCAAAGTCCAGCTGGGGCATGGTCTTGGTGTCGTTGCCCGTCCAGATCTTCCATTCGTTGCTGGCGCGCGGCACGAACACGGCCTGGTGGCGGCGCCAGCCTGCCGTGCCCTTCACGTGCTCATCGAACACGGCGCGGAAGCCCAGCTTGAAGGTGGCCGGGTCGAAGTCGCACCAGACCACGGTGCCGTCGGTGGTGTGCCGCGCCACGTAGCTCAGG